TCGCAGTCATCAGGACCCACATTATAATAGCCCGCAAAGCTACTGTCCTCGTACTGGCGCTGGGCGATCAGCAGGTAGGCCGCCAGCGGTTCCAGCACATGCTGGTATGGGCGGGTCGAGTAGGGGTTGCGCACACCGATCTTACGGCCTGCGGCCATAGCGCGGACGCAGTCGGGGATGATGCGGTCATTGGCAAAGTCGCCGCCGCCGATGACATTGCCTGCGCGAGCTGTAGAAATAGCTACAGCCTTGTCGGCAAAGAAACTGTTAATATAAGAATGCGTTGCCAACTCTGAGCAACTTTTGCTGTTGGAATAGGGGTCGAAACCGTCCAAGGGCTCGTTTTCTCGATAACCCCAAGCCCATTCGTTATTATGATAAACCTTATCTGTTGTAACATTCAACACAGAGCGAGGGGCATTACCCTGCTGCTGAGCCAGACGAACACATTCCAACAGATTGACCGTTCCCATCACATTTGTCTCATAAGTATAACGAGGATCTTTATAGCTGTCGCGCACAATAGGTTGCGCAGCCAAGTGTAGCACAATATCAGGCTGTGCTTCGTCAAAGGCCGCTTTCAAGCTATCAAAATTGCGAATATCCCCGATGACACTGTGCATCTGGTCTTCTACCCCCGCAAGGGAAAAGAGGTTGGGTTGTGTAGGTGGCTCCAGACTATAGCCCGTAACCTCAGCTCCTGCCATAAGTAGCATTTTGCACAGCCAACTTCCCTTGAAGCCGGTATGACCTGTCACAAAAACACGCTTGCCGCAGTAAAATTTCGGGTCGTAATGTACCATATGATCAATCCTCCCACTTTTTCCAGGGAGCGTTGCCTGTTGCCAGCAATTTTTCCAGAAGCTGTTTTTCTCTGGCCGTATCCATGCACTGCCAGAACCCCTTATGGGTGTAACTCATCAATTGTCCTTCTTCTGCCAATTTCTGCAGAGGCATTTGCTCAAACACACAGGTATCTCCATCCAGGTAATCAAAAATCTGCGGTTCCAGCACCATGTAGCCAGCGTTGATCAAAGATCCGTCACTTGCCTTCTTTTCACGGAAGGAGCGTACGCTGTTATCCTCTGCAATATCCAGCACACCTTTCTGTTGCTCCTGCATAACAGCAGTCAGCGTTGCAATTTTACCACTTTCTTTATGGAATTCTACCAATTTAGAAATATCAACATCACAGACGCCATCGCCATAGGTCATCATGAAGGCTTCGTTGCCAATGTACGGCTGGATACGCTTGATACGGCCGCCCGTCATTGTATTGAGTCCGGTATCCACAACCGTCACTTTCCACGGCTCAGCGTGATGATTGTGAACAATCATCTCGTTTCTGCCATGGGTGAAATCAAATGTAATATCGCTGGTATGCAGGAAGTAGTCTGCAAACCATTCCTTTATCATATGCTGCTTGTAGCCAGCGCAAATCACAAAATCATGAAAGCCATAATAGGAATATTCCTTCATTATATGCCACAAAATCGGCATGCTTCCAATCTCAATCATCGGTTTTGGCTTGTAGACGCTTTCTTCGCTGATTCGAGTTCCAAGACCACCGGCCAAAATTACAACTTTCATGTTTATAACCACGCCTTTCCGCTGCGCTACAAAACGCAAACAAATAATGGGAGACATTTTTACTATACGCAGCATAGTTGAATTTTATATAATTACTTGAGAGATCAGACACACCACCGGGCACATAGAGATGCGTAGATAATCTTCCAGTAACTTTTCCACAATTGATTACTATTATTAACCTTATAAGTGAACTGAATCTACTAAAACAATATATCACACATACTGTTATTTTGCAAGTAACAGTCGCGACCTTTCAAGGCTTCCATGTCGACTGGCTGATTGCCAAGGTTGTAGATGTGCTCCGGGATAAAGCGGGTCAGCGATGCGACCCACATATTTAATCGAAACTGTTTGAACACATTCCCCTCTGCCGGATTATCCAGTGCTTCCTGGTACGCATCCCGCACACGCTTGATCTTGATGGTCTGTCCGAGGGATGGGTTTGCCTCCAATGCGTAGAACTGTTTTAGAATCGAACGATTTCAATGCTTTTTCAAGGGTCAGACCATTTGCCGCTTTCCCCGTCCGAGCATTCGTCACCTTAGTCGATGAGCACTTTTTTCTTTTTTCTTCTCTCATTGACCACCTTAAGGTACAGACGGTTTTCTGTCACCTCGCAGGACATGACCTCGTACTGATCGTTTGTATTCCATGACCAATTTGATTACAGCTTCAACCGCAGACGTATCAAAGTGCTGGGTCTTGCTGTCATAGTTTCTGGACTAAAAAATGCAACGGTGCAGTTGCTCGACAGGGGCGCAAAAAGCCAACTTATCACGATATGACGCTACATTTTCGATTTTTAAGCACAAAAAAGAAGCCGCTGATTATGGACTAATCGACCGCTTCAAACCCCGTTCGGAGTAAAATGTTCACTTTTTTCTGGATAAGTGATTATCCTCACTTATATGGATTTCTAGTGATTATACTCACTTATTTCCGTATGGATGATTCTATCATCCAGATATGAGGATGCGTAAAAAGCTCACTTATTTTAAGTGAACGTCAATCGCATTTCCAAGGGAACCGGTCTGAGAACTCAGCTCTCCAATGGAATCCTTTATGTCCGTAAAGCCCTGCTTCACTTCATCGCTCATACTGCCGACTGCTGTTTTGGTGATACCCTGCAGGTCAGTCCAGAGCTGCTGGAACTGTGTTTTCAGCCCGGAAAGCCCGGCCATCAGCTGGGACTGGATACCGCTGCCCACATCCCTTGCAGCACTGCCGATACCATTTTGGCTTCTCTTGATCGTGGCAGCAAAACTGCCGACCACAGAATCCATCCAGTCGCCCAGAGAATCCACCGGAGTCGTGAGGTTACTGCTCATAGACCCGGCAAGCCCCTGCACAGCCTTCACTACCGACTTGACATTTTTCTTAATGCCGGTCGCCAGCAGCTTCATGAAGTCAGGCATATAAGTGTCTGCATCGGACAGAGGTCCTTCGTCCGGTACAGAGAAATGCAGCAGACTTCTGACCCTGCTTGCGACATGACCACCTCCTCGTTTTGGGCATAAGAAAAGCCCATCTGCACAGGGCAGACAGGCTATACTTTGAATTATTGAAAAAGCGTGTATATAAATCCATCTCTTACATACAATATATTTATCAGTTAATTTGCTGATAGTTGCGTTGACATTTTTGCCTGTCAATGCTATACTGTTTATAAAGAAAGGAGTTGACGGTTATGGCTTCTGTTATGAGTGCAATCACAAATACTGTCCCTATCACACAATTCAATCGTGGTCTTGCCGGAAAGATTTTTGAAGATGTTAAGCAGTGCGGTGCAAAAGTTGTCATGAAAAACAACACAGCAGAATGCGTTCTCATTTCTCCTGACGAATATGTCCGTCTGATGGATGAATTGAATGATGCCCGTCTGATGGCGATTGCATCTGAACGCATGGCACATTTTGACCCCTCCACTTTAATTTCTGAGGAAGAAATGAACCGCCGTCTTGGTGTTACAGAAGACGATCTCACCGGTTTTGACGAGGTTGAAATCGAATGAGTTGGAAACTGGAATATCTCCCAGAAGCAGAAAAAGACTTAAAGGACTTAGATGGTAGTCAGCGCATACTTGTTCTGAAAGCCATCAAAAAAGTCCAGCAGAATCCTTTGCCTGTTGATGAACAAGGCTACGGCAAGCCTCTCGGTAACCACAACAGCACAAGTCTTGCAGGTCTATTGAAAATCAAGCTTCGCTCTGCCGGTCTGCGAGTTGTCTATCAACTACGCCGCACAGAATCATCTATGATGGTTATTGTCATTGGTGTTCGCGCAGACGAGGAAGTATATGAACTTGCTCAGAAAAGAGCAACCAAGCATGGTCTATTTTGATTGACTACTGCTTCACAATTCGCTATAATTAACAACGATCAGGTTTCAGATACCTTGCGAGGGCTGAGACCGGGAAGATGACCTTTTGGCCACCTTCTTTACCCACTCAGCTGTGCACGGCTGGGTGGGATTTTTTATTATCCATTACCAGACGAACGTGCTTATTTCATTTGCGATATAAGCACGTTCGTCTGTTTTTCCCTTAGAACCGGTCAAAGTCCTCCTGCGATGCCAGCTCTTTGTACGGATAGTCGTCATTCTGCCGCTCCGTGAACATATCATTGACCAACCCGATGGTCAGCAGGTCGAGGTCGGCGATGCTGATACCGAGCTGTACACAGCGCAGCAGAAAGAGCGGGTGGTCATTTCCCGCTCACTTTTGCGAGGTTTTTTCTGGATTCCACCTCGGTCTGCACATTCAGGCCCCACAGTTCGATCAGCTGGGGCAGGATCTGGTAGATGGAGAAGGTGTTGAACTGGTCCAGAAACTCCTCCGGGCTGTCCGGCACCTTTGCCGGGTCCGCATGACGAGCCATCAGCCATGCCAGGTCCTCGAACATCTCCAGACTGAACAGGTCGAGGTTGGAATTGTCCTCATCGTTCTCCCCCACGCTCTTTTCCAGCTGGCGCAGGTCCTTGTAGATGTCACGGCTGAACTTGATGCGGTACAGGCGAGGCACAGCGGCACTTGCCTTAAAGGTGACTTCTTTACCATCGATCTCGATTTTCTTTGTAACTGCCATAATCGTAATCCTCCAAAATTTCATGTAAAATTGGCAGAGCCGAAGCCCTGCCGTGTGTCTGCTCTTCTATTACTCTGCCGGGTCAATGCTCACCAGTGCATTACTGCCACTCACAGTGGGCAGCTTTCCATCCCACTTCTGGATCTTCTGGTACTCGATCAGCGTATCGGACAGACTTTCCGCCAGTTTGCGGTTTGCCTCTGCCTGTGCGTCTGCGGCAATGGAGGTCTTCTGGGCTTCCGCCTCTGCATTGGTGATCGCCACCTGCTTATCCGCTTCCGCCTTGGCAATGGCAGCTTCATTCTCGATCTTTTGCTTATCTGCGTTCTGCTGTGCAATGGACTTCTGCTGGATGGCTTCGTTATAGGCATCCTCGAAATTCATATCATTGATGACGACCTTGTTTACGAACACAACATCCTCACCATATTTCTGCACAAGGGACTCTGCCAGCTTCTGCTGTGCCAGAGGTTCGATCTTGGTACGGTTCGTCACCTCATTGGGACCAAGTTCAGCCATCGCAGACTTGATGGCTGATGCCACCAGCTCGTCACCGACCAGATTCTTGATGTCGGACACATTCGCATACAGCCATGCACTCTTCTCAGGAAGCACCTGATAGGTCACGATGACATCAGCGGCATACACAGGGGTCTTATCGGAGGCTTCACCCCAGACCTGCGCTTCGATGTGCTTATCCTGCTGCTTGTTGTTGACCTTGTGGATGCTCTGCACAAAGGGAATGCAGAAGTTGAGCTTACCGCTCTGGATGGTGGTCTCCTGGATCTGGCCGAAGCTGGTCTTCACGCCCGTGTAGCCGGTGGGGATAATGTGGAACGAGCAGACAGCCAGCACCAGAACGATGATCACTGCGAACAAAGGAAAGATTTTCTTCATAGTCATATACCTCTTTATAATAATGTAAGCAGAGCCGAAGCCCTGCGGTGTGTGTCGGTCACTTAGCCCTGCGGCTCCTCGGTGTGACTGGTGTCCTCGGTGTCCACAGCTTCCGCCTGCGGCTCGTAGACCGCATCGTACCACTTGTTATAGACATCATCGGTGGTGTTGGTACCGGTCTTTGCCTTGACATAACCGTTTGCCAGAGGGGTTGCCTGCAGGTTCAGGGTGTCTGTCTTGACTTCCTTGCTGTCCTCATTGGTCTCACCCTCAATGGACGGACGGCTTGCCACACAGTTGTACAGCACATGACGGATGTGGCGCTGGTCGCCATCGAACTCGAACAGGAAGGCGAAATGCTCCAGTTCCACATTGGCGTTCTCAGCAAGCACACCGTTGCCATCCAGCTCCTCGTGCATGATGTCCGTGAGGAAGCTCTCCGGGATCAGCGCGATCTCCAGATCACCCTCGTAGCCGGAGTTGTTATTCACGACATAGTAGGCGATATTGTCCGCATAGAACGGCTCGATCTCACCGTTAGCATCCATAGAAAGACTGACTGCACCGGGGATGTGGACCGGCTTTGCATAGGTGACACTGCCATCTTCGTCAAAGGTTGCCTTGGCATAATGGCAGTTTTTCAGGCCAAATTTGACCTTATTGCTTTTCTTCGACATAGTGTTCCTCCCATAAAAATATCCTGCATGAGCATCACACAGTCAGCTCATACAGGACTTCATACATCTTTTCGGTTTCGATCCAGACCTCACTTTTCTCATAGTAGAGTTCGTGTGCGGTCAGGACTTCTTCAATGCTTGCTTCCATATCCGGGTCTTTGTAATCGGTGTACACCTCAATGTCTAGCCGGTTGAAATGGTGGTACACAAGGTTATCCGCGCCGAAATTCTCGGCTTTCGGATACAGGAAGCAGATAAACGGTGGATCAGGGCTTTCCCCTTCTGCGAAATGGTCATACGCATAAGGAAGCCCCACCTCCTCCACCAGAGCTTTTACTTCTTCGTGGGTCATTGGTTTCTCCTATTTCAGTGCCTTTTCGATGAGGGACTGGAGCTGCTCGATACCGGCCTGCTCTGCCGGAGCGATATGCGGTCTTCCCGCCACACGTCTACCGCCGCGCTTGGCATGACCTTTTTCCAGAAGATGAGCCAGCCGGTAGCGGTTCTTGGAATGCACCACCATCTGAAGGCTCTGGCTGGATTCGGACTGTTTGGTCGCCACCCAGCTTCCTTTGTATGCGCCCGTCCGGGACGGTGCATTGGCGGAGATCTGGTCTCTGACCGTTTTGGCAGACTTACGCATGGCACTCTTCACCTGCGTGGAAGCAAGCGTTGCATATTCTTTTAAGCCTTCGTTGATGGCCTCTGCCATCTCATCGATGCTGACGGTTCTGCTCATCCGGCTGCCTCCTTTCCAGTCTGCAATGAATCTTCAGGATCTTCTTCTGGTAGTTCATCGGGTCAACGGATTCGATATTGTAGAGCTGCTCCCGGAAGCGGATGCGGAAACCGGTGGAAGTCAGACCTCTCGTCTCACTGCACCACCGGACCGTGAACACCACGCTCTTCTGTTCGGCTGTGACCTCACCCTCTTCTTCCTGCGCCTGATAGGTCGAAGCGTAGGCAAAGCAGGTGAAATATTCCTCCCATGTGTTCCGATGGTTTCCAACCTTATCGGTCACGACCGTGCTTTTCTCGATCGTGATCCGCTCATTCAGTTTCTCGATCATCAGAACACCCCCTCCCTCACAGCAAACAGAATAGAACGAAGCGTCAGCATCAGCTGTTTATGATCAGCTTCGTCCCGGTGCTCGTAGAGATACCCCAGCGCATACAGAATCGCCACACGGCAGGTGCTGCGCAGGGCTTCCAGTTCCCTTGTGGGCTGCACTCCGTTCTCGGCATCCCGGTCAGCGGCATTGACTGCCTCCCACTGGTCTTCCGATAGACGGCCCACGTCCTTGCACATCTGCTCCGCAGAAGATAAAAGGATGCCGATCAGGGCATCCTCATCGCTGCTGTCCACGCGGAGATAGGTCTTCGCTTCGTAAAGCGGGATCAGTGCCATAACCGGCTCCTCCTTTCCGGGCTTTTTAGCCCTGCGGTGCCATCTGCAGAAGCTGTACGGCTTCGGGCAGGATCAGCTTGCCATCCACACGCTGGGTGGTCAGGAAACCGACCTGATCAGTACGGGCATACAGCTCGTTCAGACGGCGGAAGGTGCGGTTCTGGCGGTCAGCCACCCAGTAGTAGCTGTAATCGCCAAAAGCCATGACCTTGCTGCCACCCTTGATCTCCGGCATGAAGGCGGAAGTCTTCAGCGGACGGTTCAGCAGGGTATCAGGCTTGCCGATCTCCAGACCCGGCTTCCAGATATAGTTGCCGTTGTTGTCCTTGATGGTCATCAGCTGCAGCACCAGGGCCTCGTTGCAGAGGAACTGTGCCTTCTTGCGGTAAGGAGCCTTCAGTGCATAGTAGAGC